CCATTTTGGCGATTCCAAAGTTATTGCATTGCGTTCAAGCCCGCGATCCAGCGATGCGGTACACCTGCCGCGCCGTGATGCCATGGCGGCGCGCCACCTCTTCAGCGTTGCCGGTGCGCAGCTCTGCGCGGATGGCTGCGTCACGCCGCTGGCGGGCCATGCGCAGGGAGATGCGCTTGGCGGCCAGCAGTTCGTCGTCGCCCACGGTGGCCAGGGTGTCGATGCACAGGCGCGCCACTTCGGTGGCCTGGCGCTCGGTGTAGGCGTGGCGCCGGCGCAGCGAGTCGCAGAGCTCAACGAAGAGCAGCATGTTCTGCTCTTCTTCGGCGGCGCAGCTGGTGGGCAGGGAGAGGGGCCGCTCCAACAGGTCGGTGCTCATGTGCGGGACATCCATTCGTCTGAGGCCACGGCCGACGGCGCGCGGGCGATGCGGGGGCGCGCCGCGCGCGGCGGCGCAGCGGCGGGAAGTGGTGTTGGCGCGGGTGCTGCTGCCTCGATGGGCGCGGCTTCCACCGGCGGCGAAGGCAGGTCGAACAGGTCCGGCTGCAGGGCCTGCTCGGCGCGGGACCATTGCCTGTCTGTCCAGCGCGGCAGGTCGTCCAGCTCGGCCAGGAAGAGGCAGTAGACGGTGCAGTCCAGCGGCTCGTTGCGGCGGCCGGACGGGCATTCCCAGCGCAGTTCCATGCCGCGGTGCGTGCGCACCGGGATGCGCTGCTCAGCGGTGAGGCCGGTGAAGAAGGCGTCTGGCAGGTCCGCCGCAAAGTGCATGCGACCCGGGCCGCTGCCTTCCAGCTGCAGGCGGCCGTGGATGAGGTCCTTGGCTGTGTCGGTGCCCACGTACCAAAGCGCCACGCCACGGCGCACGATGCGGCCGCTGGCCTTGACGTCTTGCAGCGTGCGGCGGGACTTGATGGGCTTGCCCGGCATGCTGTCGCCCTTGGTGGCGTGCACGTTGCGCTTGGCGTGCTTGCGGCAGAAGACGTAGGCCTGGTGGGTCTGGAAGCCGGTGTCGACGGCCATGGCGCTGCAGGCCAGGCGGGTGCCCACGGCGGTGGGGTAGGACAGGCCGATGAGCGGCTCCACCTTCGCGTCCCACTCGCCAGTGTCGGCGGTGTTGCCGTAGATGACGCGGTAGTCGATGGCCCAGCTTTCGTCGTTGCGGCCGAAGGCCCACGTGACCATTTCCCAGCGGTCGGCCTGCACGTCGATGGAGTTCTTGAGCACGCAGGCGCCGTGCGGCACCACCCCCATGGGCAGGCCCTCGGCCTTGGCGCGGCGGCGCAGGGCTTCGGTCTCGGTCTGCTCGTATTCCTCTTCCCAGGTCTCGGCCAGGGTCTCGTTGGTGAAGCCCTGAGCCGGGCCGTTGTCGCCAGCCTTAAGCGCCTTGTGCGCCTCGCGCCACTCGCGCACGATGTCTGACCAGCTGCGCTGCGGGCTGTACGCCGCCCAGACGCTGGTGAAGGCCACGTGGCGCGGCGGGCGGATGGCGTCACCGCGGTCATTGCGCCAGGTGCGGTCTTGCCCGTAGCGGATGCCGGTGATGTCGCACACCCAGGCGCCCTCACCCCAGACCTTCAGGTATGCGGCCTGGGTGATGCTGCCGTGGCAGTGCGGGCAGACGTGGTGCACGGTGGCTTCTGGCTTGGGTGCGCTGCTGTCCCACTTGAAGCCGTGCGCCACTTTCTTGCCGCCCCAGATGAGCGGGTGCTCTGCGGTGCAGTGTGGGCACTTGATGCGGTAGCGCAGGCGGGCGTCGGCGGCCTGCACCTGGCGCTCAATGTGGCTGAAGCCTTTGCGCCGGGGCGTGCTGCCCACGATGCACTTGGGGTGGGCTGCGCCTTCCAGGCGGCCTTTGGCCAGGGTGATGGGGTCGGCGCTCTTCTCCACCGTCTGGTCCATGCCGTCGACTTCGTCCAGTAGGGCGTCATCCACGGTGATGCGGCGGAAGGCGCGCGCGGCCTTTGCGCCAAGGAAGTGGGCAAGGCTGCCACGGAAGCACTTGAGCTTGATGCTGTCTTCGGCACCCCGGCCGCGGCGGACCTTGCGCACCGCGTCGACTAGGTCGAGCATCGGGTCGATTTCGGTCTTGACGAAGCTGTCGCGGTCGTCGTCGGTAGGCTGCCAGAGGGCCTGCTTGCGGAAGCGGTGCGCGGCGTTGTAGGCCACCTTGGCCACCAGGGTCTTGGTGTAGCCCACGCGCTTGGCTTTCTGAACGTCGACCTGCTCGATGTCGTCATTGCTGAAAGCGTCCATCCAGCCGATCTGGAAGGGCCAGCTTTGCCACTCGCCTTCTTCGTGCGAGCTGTCGGCGCTGAGCTTGAAGTGGTCGGCAGCCCAGTCGGCCAGGCGCTGCAGGGGGACGGCCTTGACGGGCTCAAGACCCGCCAGGATGGCGCGCAGCACACCGCGGCGCGTGGCCGGTAGCACGGCGTAGCGGGTGGCTTCGGCCACCGCCGTCACGGTGTGGCGTCCTCCAGGGATTCTTCGTCGGTGCCGTCGTCGGTGCCGGGCTCGTTTTCACCTTCCAGCAGCTCGGCCAGCGCCGCGCGCGTCAGCGTGGCCGTGCCGCGCACCCACTTGTTGCGGGCGGCGTTGATGACGTTCAGCACTTGGGTCCGGGCTTCGTCGTCCAGCTGGGGGCAGGTGCGCGAGAGCACGGCGTCCAGCGTGTCGATCTGGCTCACCATGGCGCTGCTGGCCGCAGCCAGCACGTCGGTGAGCAGGCCGATGGGCGCGTAGTCGCCCTGGGTCACGGCGTTCTTGATTTCCTGCCCGATGCGCTGGGCTCTGGCCAGGGCCGCGCGCTCCACGGTGAGCTCCTGGCCACGGCCGGCGGCCTGTTCGCGCAGCCGTTCGCAGTACGCCACCAGCCACTGGCCAGCCGTGCCGGTGGAGGTGAGCACGCCCTCGCCGATCATCGCGGCGACCCGCTGCTGGGAAACGCCGACCATGCGGCCGAATTCCTCCTGCGTGATGACCGTGGAGAGGCCGGTGACCACTACACAACCCCCTTGAGAGGCCCACGCAACAGCGCACGACTGGGGTCCGAATTACCCGCGGTGGGGGCACCCTGGGAGGACCCATTGACCCCCGGGGGTACCCCCCTATCCATGCACCAGGCACCGGCCATGGTCAGGCGCTCCCCGCCTGGCGCTGGGCCACCAGCCGCTGCATCGACGCGCTGACCTGTGCCGTGACCTCACGCACCAGCTCACGGTTGACGACCATCTGCGCCACGTAGTGGAAGTCGAAGTGCTCTGCCTCGTACTCCGCCTTGGTGACGAAGATGAAGATGGGCGTCATCCGACCGTTGCGACCGTAGCCCAGCCGGGCGCCGAAGTCGCGCCCCTCGGCTTGGTAGACGCCCGGCCTCAGCTTGCCCCGACCGCGAGGCAAAGCCACGAACTGCCCGCCAGCCTTGCCGTAGGCCCTGCGGATCTTGGTGGCCTTGAACCTGCGCTGCTTCTTCGTGTCCTCAAAGCTGTAGGCGGTGAGCGCACGTGTGCTGCCTAGCAATCCTGTCTCAATGCGCAGCTGGCTCAGCACCTGCTGCATCTGCCCCCGGCTCACGTTGCCGAAGGCGTCCAGCTTGGCGCCACGCCCCGGCACAGCGCGCATGTCCGATGGCATGGCCCCACCACGTATCAGCGATTCCTCAAAGCCCGTTGTCCGGCGCAGGCCACCTTCAATCTGCCACCGCAGCCAAGATGTCGCAGGCCGCCCTTCCGACGCCTGATCCTTCAGCCCCACCTCAGCCTGCACCACTGCGTCATTGCCGCGCGCCGGCTTCAGGTACAGGCTGTTCAGCGTGTACGGCTTGGGGCGGTCAAACACATCTTCCATCTCAGCCCGCTCAGCATCACGGATCAGGCCGCCCACCTTCGTGAACGCCACCGCCACCGCCGCCTTCACGCGCCGCTGGCTGGCCTGCAGGGGCTCGATGACGTTGCGCTGCAGGTCGGTCATGTCGAATTCCAGCTTCATGCCCGTACCCCAACTTCCCGCCCACCCTCTTGCAGCCAGATGCGGCCCTGCGGCCACTTCTGCCGGGCCAGCCACGCATCGGCCTGGGCCTGGCCGAACTGCACCACCCGTTGCTGGTGCTCACGCTTGGCCTTCTTGCTGACTGCCATCGCGGCATCCACCACCTCAGCACCCAGCGCCTGCCGGAGTTCGCCCACCCAGGCAGCCGTCTGCGGCATCACCATGGCCAGCGGCTTTTTCTCTTCCATCGCACCCCCTACCGAAACGGGACAACGGGACACGGGACGGGACAAGAAAACGGGACGGGACAACGTCCCGTTTTCCTTATGCGCGCGCGAGTCCCGTCCCCCCTGTTTTGTCCCGGTTTGCGGGACATATTCGTAACAAAACGGGGACAC